AGCCACAAGGCCATGTTTCAACTGGTAGTCGGAGCTAATGAGGTGCGAGCTGCTATGTTGCTTCAGGACCTTCAGGTACAATTCGAATCAAACAACCGGATAATTAAAGATTTCGGTATGCAAAGAAGTTATGGTAATTGGGCAGATGGACAATTTGAAACAACTGACCGTTGCACATTCATGGCTTTAGGTATTGATCAGAAATTTAGGGGACTCCGATTGAATGGAGTAAGACTAGAGTATGTTTCATTGGATGACCTCGAAGATAAAAAAAGAGCATTAAATGATACATTAATTGGAGAGTATACCGATAAAATAACAGGAGACATACAAGGAGCTTTTTCAATTAATTCTGAAAGGATGATTATGAATAATAATTATTTTGTAAAAAAAGGGTTAGTCGAATCAGTAGCTAAAAAGAAAGGTTTTAATCTTGATAAAATAGACACTACAAAAAATCTTATTTTAAAAGAAAAATACGCTCATTTATATTTGGTAAATCTAACTACACAATATCATACCAAAATAAATGATCAAAATACATCAACATGGGAACCATCGTGGAAAGAAAGGTTTACACATGAAGCTTGTCTCCGTAAAAAAGAACAGTATAAAGATGATCCGGAAACTTTATCCGGTGAATTTTATAATACACCAATCATGGCAGGTAAACGCATTAAGAAACAAATGATAAGATTTGTAAAGCCAAAATCATTCGACTCTTATCTTGTAATTATTGGTAACTGGGATTTAGCATACTCAACAACAGCGTGTTTTAAAGCAATGGCGGTACTAGGAGTTTCAGGTATACGAATGACTGTTATTGATATTTTTTGTAGACAAACAGCTGACATTGAAACGGCATTAGATTATCATTATACACAAGCCAATATAATGACAAAACTAAATGGTTCATCATTATACTACTACGATGCAAGTGTTGCTCAGGAAGCTGTATATTCAACTACGATCTTAAGATCAGCCATGAAACACAAATCTATCTGTATACCGTTGCCACAAAAGTCACATACAGATAAACCCACAAAAATTGATACTGTACTTGTTGGTTCATTAATAAGTGGAATTTTAGATTTTAGCGAAGATTTGAAAGAAAATCCGGATTGGGATGAAGCTGAAAGACAAATGCTTCGATTTGAAAAAGGGGGTAAATATCCTGTTGACTTTCCAGATGCACTTTCAGATGCAATTCTAAAAGCTCAAGAATATTTAATAGACGATGAGTCCGAAGATGATGAAATCAATAACAAACCGATAATCGGTAAGCGCGAACGCGGAGGGTACTAACTATAAACTATCTACTAACATGGTATTTCTAACTAAAGCAGAACTTAAAACAGTCGCTGATATTAATCTGATTGGCATTCTTACCGATTTGGATGATACGATTATAACCGACATTATCGATGAAAGCATTGATAAAATGAAAGGCTATTTAAGCCGCTACTACGACATTGATACAATTTTCAATGCCGAAGGTACTGCACGTAAAAAGTCTATCGTAAAACGCCTGAAGGATATTGTAATCTACGAGATATATGAACGCCACACACGCGACACCAATGCCGTTGCAGCTCGACGCTATGCCGAAACAATAGACTGGCTCGAAAAATCGTACACAGGCGAATTGGGAGATAGAACGCTCCCTGAAAAGCCAACAGAAATAACCGACACCGAAGGAACCACCGGAGAAAATAGATACGGTGGAAATACACGATACAATTCAGCTTATTAATTCATAGATATGAAAAAGCAAAAAGACTTCAACAAATTAGCACTGGCAGCAAAGCCAACGGTAAATGTACAATCAACAGGGCGCAATGCTAAGAAACCACCCATAACCGACACGCGGGGTTCTGATACGATGGAAATAGACTATTTTCGGTTGTATGAATCCATGTACCGGAAAGAAGTAACAGACTGGCAGAACGCTCGAATGTCACGCTACGACCCTTTTAATCCGGTAACATACCTGATACAACAGCTATACAAAGATGCTATGTTGGATAACCACCTTCAGGGAGCAATCCAACAACGTATTTTGCGTGTTGTCAATAAAATTGCCGTATTCAAAGATGCTGAAGGTAAACAGGATGATGATCGTTCAAAACAAATCAATAAAAAGTGGTTTCGTCATGCCATGCGTAAAGCAATGGAGTCAAAGTTCTATGAATATAGTATGTTCCTGATTTCCGATTTCACTTCGGGAAGCATTCGCAAACTCATTGATATACCTCGCGAAAACATTATTCCTGAAAAAGGACTGCTATTGAAAGAAGCCCATAACCCTGCCGGTGTTGCTATCCGGTACGAAGACTTTTCAAACTTTCTTATCTATGTTCAACTATCACCCGACAAAGGCGGTATCCTTGAACGTATAGCTCCAATGACAATCTACAAACGCCATTCGTGGGCTTCGTGGGATGAGTTTGAGCAAATATTCGGTGTGCCTATCCGTATTGCAAAAACAATGATTAATACCAAAAAGCACAAAGATGAGCTTCAGGAGTGGTTGCAAATGATGGGAACTTCCAGTTATGGAATCTTTGACAAACAAACTGAAATTGAAATCAAAGAGAATCAGAAAACCGATTCTTTCAATGTGTTTGATAAGAAAATTGAACGCATCAACAAAGAAATGTCTAAAGGTATTGTAGGGCAAACTATGACTATGGACGATGGTTCTAGCAAGTCACAGGCAGATGTTCACCTTCAAATGTTTCAGGATATAACTGATGCTGATATAGCGGATGTTCAGGACTGGATTAACGATGATTTCGTTCCTATTTTGCGTAACCTTGGTTTTGATATACCGGAAGGCTACACCGTGGAGCTTCAGGCTAAAAAGAACGTGAAAGCGAGTGAAAAGATTAAGGAAGACAGCGAGTTACTTAAATACGGATATAACCTTACAACTGAATACATCGAAAGTACTTACGGTGTAATGCTTGACAAAGAGAACCCCAAAACTCAACCGGCGAAAGCAAGTAACCAGTCTCTCAGTTTTTTCGATTAGCCCCGGACTCTAAAACGGCCTTTTCCAAAGTTTCTTCCTACTTTGGAAAAGGTTTAAACCTAAGAGTAACCGGGGAACTCGACACCGACCTTCTTTATTTCGACAATGATTTAGAAACACGCCAGTTGGCTATTTCTGAATATCCAAGTTTGCAACTAGCCAACCGTCAAACGGATTTAAACAGTGCTGTAGAGCAAATATGGCAGGGTAAAGGCAGTGAACTCATGCGCCCTATTTTCGATACGTACAACAACGATTTACATCGTGCCGTTGCATCCGATAATGAAGAGACAGCGAAGCTGTTTAAAAACAATGTGAGCCGTTTAGCAGCAGCCAAAGCAAACTATACAATTAAAGAACTAGAACGCTGTAAAGCTGATATAAACGGCGTTATAAGAAGCAAAGAAGAGTATCTCAGAACTGCCAAAATAGTAATAGGTCGTGCCAACCGTGCACAGGCTGCAGAATACAATACCACTTCGCATCGTTGTCGTGTAGCCAAACAATGGGCTCAATTTACAAAGGAAAAACGGCTTTTCCCAAACATTGAATGGTTGAGAACCCGTTCCGCTTCACCGCGTGAACTTCACCTGACATACGTTGGTCGTATTTGGTCAATGGATGACCCTTTTCTGAGAAATAATACCCCGGGATGTATTTACAATTGTAAGTGCGATATTAAGAATACTGATAAGCCGGTTACAGATAATTCAGAACTTATTGAGGTTCCGGTTTCTCCTGGGCTCGAAGGTAATCCGTATTATACCGAAAAGATTTTTACGGACAAACATCCGTACTTCAGTCGTGTTGAAAAACATATACCTGATGTTGGAGTGCTGTATAATCCGGATGAGGTTGCTTATCTTAATCGAATAACTGATAAAGGAATCAACTATCAGGTACATTATTTAGTTCGTAATGCAGCAGAAACAAAGGAAAATGAAGTTATTGCCCGTGCGTTAGCAAACGATGGATTTAAAGACGTAAAACTACTACCGACCATCAACGCAAAAGAACAAGTTTTGCGACAACGTTACTATGGTATTGAATATACGAACAAAACGAAATGTCCTGATTGTTCAGCTAATGGAGAGATGTTAGAGTTTAAAAATACGACTTTTAAAAACTTATCTCATAACATCCTTGAGGCTTCAAAGAAAACAAACACAGCAGTTATTAAGCTTTCAGGAAAAACGGATGAAGCATGGTTGGAACGTTTTTGCAGGAAGCAATTCACATTAGTCGATAGAGAGAATCTTGAAAAGATTATAATTGTAGATAGTGATAATGTATTTATCTACAAAAAATAACTAAGGCGAAGATTTTTGATTGCTCAAAAAAGTTCGCCTTAGTGGGTCGAAGTACGCAACTCCGACACCACAAAAGTACAACATATTTTGAATAATTGTACTCTTTGATAAATAATTTATTGTTTTCACTGATAACTGTTTACTAATAACTCACAACTGAAATGGACGGAGACCAATTTGCAAGCCATTTACTAAACATGTCCGAAGAGGCCAGACGGTTTATTGATGACGATGCACCCATTATAATGGGTAAAAATGCCAGGGATGTTTTTACGGAAAACTTTCAACACGAAGGCTTCACTGACACAGTCAATGAATCGTGGGAAGAGGTTAAACGTCGGTTGAATCCAAAGGTAACCGGGGCAAAAGCAACCCGAAAGATTCTAACTGGTGACACAGGTGATTTAGGTATGAGTATAGAGTATCAAAACGCCGCCAATGGCGAAGTTACAATCGTATCCGATAAGAAGTACTCCAAAGCACAAAACGAGGGCACAACGAACGCCGGACGCAATCATAACGTCACTATTCCGGCGCGTAAGTTCATTGGTGATTCTGCTGAAGTGGACAAACGCAATATTGAAGCTTTTGAAAGAAAGCTGAATGAACTGGATAACACGAAATAAAAAAGCCTCAGACAATTAAGTCTGAGGCTTTTTTATTTGGTTTCGCAATTTATATCAATAATCTTTTAATTTTATACTCCAATCTTCACCACTATTATTAATCAGATAAGTCATATTGTCCCGTTTGATATACTTAACGCCTTTAGCTTGCAATGCTTCCATATTTTCACCCGGATTGATAAACTTATACCAAAATGGGAAAAGGTCTAAAAAACGCCCAGAAACATACTCAAAACGATATTCAGGAACTCCTTTTATTTCCAAGTCTTTATTTTCGCCTGTCATATAAATATGGAAGTAAATATACAACCGGTCTGAGTCATCTACAGCATTCACATACTCATATTTAAAAGCATACTCGCTGTTTTCTTCCGATTTAAATACATAGTGACGCTTTGCATTCGATACGAGACTATCACTTAGCGCACGCATATCATCTTTACTAGTTGATATAAACTTGATTTGTGCACTAGCAAATACCGAAGCTAAAAGGAAAATTGATAACATTAGTTTTTTCATGGCTGTGTTTTTTTTGGCAAATATAGTTATTTGGTTTTAAATGGTTCTACTGTTATTTCCGTTTTTTTACTCACATATACTCGTCCACTTCCTTCACAGGTTGTACAAGTGATAGCGGTTGGATATTGTCGTAGCCTATCATGCTCAGGATAAGTATATGCTATTCCAGTACCTTCACAGTCCTTACATAATTCAATTTTTGGGTGTTGGTATCGTTTGTATGTCATATTAGAAGTTTTTATTTAAGTATTCATTCAATTCGTCTGCTGTTTTGTTGGCAATTAAGCACTTGTACTTTGGCTTTCCGCTTTCCAATCGCTTCCGTTCGGTCAATCCTCCACGTTCACTATCTATATTGAACCACACGCGGTAAATGGTTTGTGTTGTACGGTCATCAAACAAATAGCCTAGTGAGTTTGGAACGTCATTGCTACCGTAGTATTTCCAATAGATAGGTATTTTAAGGAGTGGGAAAAATGCTTCGGAAGTCATAATTAATACCGTAAATCAGTCCAGTGAATCAGTTTGCCTGTAAAATTTTCATTAAACCATTTGAAAAAGTCAGTAACAGAATCGAAACCGTCATTTTTTGCAAGTTGTTTAAGTTTTGGATAATGTGTTACTTCAAATGTTTTAGACCAATGCCCAACTAACCTATCATCAATGTAAACGCTGGCTTTGTGTGGATAATGAATGATTGTTACTTTCTGTGTACCTGTACAATCGTTATTGTAGAAGTTATCAAAGTGCTTGGTTCTGACACCGTGACAGTGGTTTATTCTACGTCCTTGTTTCCACCGCTCGTGTATATCTTCACGCATAGTGTGTTTTTTGTAACCGTTTATTATTTTTCGGTCGAATTCCGTTGGTTTATTCCAAGGGAATAGCTTTTTGTAGCCTAGTATCATATCTGTTTTGTTTTATGTGAAATAAAATGTTTTACCACTTCCAGTGCCAAACCGCTGTTGTTTTATAGTTACTAAGAATGGAAAATCTTGTTTTTTGACTTTATCCAAAGCCTCTTTAATTGGGGCTGCATTGGTGAAAAATTTGCGTTCTATATTTTCATATCGCACCTTTACAACACATCTACCTTCACCAAATCTTGTCTTTACATTAGCTTCGTAATCAAGTATTTCTATTTCGCAGTTGGTAACTTCTTCTATTGATATAATAGGCACTGCGAATATGTTTTTATCTTCATTTGTTTTTATTCCGAAATCAGAGAATTTTTTCATTGAGTACTTTTTTTAATAAGTTTTTTGAATTGCAATGCTTAGCCCAACCGAGCCAAGGAGCTATTTTAATTTTATATTCTTTATCAGTTATTTGCTTCATTTTATTGAGCTTTGCAGCTTTACGGCAAAGGCGTTTCTTTATCGTTTTTCGCATTAAAACATGTGAGTGATAAAAAACATAACCAACGAAGTCAATACCACGAGAATCGACAGGAAATACCTGATAATTGCCTTTTATCTGTACCTTTAGGTTAGTTGTCAAATAAGTGTCGATATCTTTTAGTAATTTATGTAAATACGGTTTATCTCCGCTTAAAACAACAATGTCATCTGCGTATCTGTAATAGTATTTTACCCGCTTTTCTTCCTTTAACCAGTGGTCAAAATAGGACAAATACAGATTTGCAAAGAACTGGGATAAATAGTTTCCAATTGGAACACCGGGAGCACTATCAATTATTTCATCCATTAGGCTAAGTAGCTTATTATCTTTCAATTTTCTTCGGATAATAGCTTTCAAAACTTCATGATCAATCGTTGGGTAGAACTTCTTTATGTCTAGTTTTAGACAGTATGTCGTATTCTCAATATCTTTCAAGTCCTGTTTCAAATCTTTTAACACAGCGTGAATTCCACGACCTTTTATACATGAATACGTATGGTGAACAAACACTGATGTCCATATCGGTTCAAGTATATTCATAATAGCATGATGAACCACTCTATCTCTGAAGGGCAATCTGAATATGTCTCGTTCCTTTGGGTCATATATTTTAAACACGCTATATTCAGACGTTTTATAAGTTCCGGTTATCAGTTCATTGTACAACTGATCAATGTTTCTTTCAACATTTCTTTCAAAAATCTTGACACCATATTGCCCGGACTTTCCTTTCCGGGCTTTTTGGTATGCAAGCATCAAATTGTCTTTTGTGACTACTTTGTCAAATAAATTATTTATTCTTTTCATAAGTCTGGCTTTCAAAAATGGAGCTTTCTCGTTTGATACTAACACCGTTGAAAGATTAGTCGTTTTTTGCTAAGAAGCAAGGTTTTTGCCTTTTCATTTACCAGTTGGGAACTGGAACCTGCATTCGAATTCGTATTATCGTAATTCGTATCGTTCAAACCGAACGCTGAAGCAGAACCAGCGAAGGCAAACAACCTTCAATTCTATTACCCTAGTTGAACTCCCTTCCAAACATCAACAAATTGAGTTGCTGAATACTCAGCAGTTTCTTCGTCAATATTTTGCAGACGGGAACCGGAACCCGCAGTCGAACACGTACGAACGTAACCCGCATCGCCCAAACCGAACGCCGAAGCAGACATGTTAAACCATGGACGCCATTTCCGTTCGCTCCAATTATCCCAATCAGGTTTTTTGGAATCATTTAAAGCTTCAGTTACAACAACTGCATTGTAAGTACTTTCAAAAAACTCTTTCAAGTCTTCCGGCACATTCGAGAAGTCAACTTGTGGTCTACCTGTAGCCTGAAATGCATCTTCTACAGTTTTGATTTTGTCTAAATTTTGATTTTTTTTCATGTTGGTAATTTTTAATTGATTATTAAAGTGATAACATATCTCTGAATTCATTTTTAAATTTCTCACCTGCAATCTTAGCCCTTTTACTATCAAAAAAAGCCAGACGGGAACCGGAACCCGCATGCGAAACCGTAAAAACGTAAACCGTAACGCACAAACCGAACGCCGAAGCAGAACCGTTATTTCTAAAGTATGGATAATGACGATACTCTGACTCGTTGTATAAGTCAAATCTTTTTGACTCATTCAAAGCTTCAGCAATAACTACACATTTGTAGGTCGCTTTAAAGAAGTTGCGCAAATCTTCAGGCACACAATCAAAGTCAGGCACTGAAGGTCGACCTGTTTCATTTAATGCATCCTCTAATGAGTTGACGCGATCTTCTACAGATACATTAAAAAACTCCTTACCGAAAGTATCTTCCAGTATTTCTTTAATTTCAGGAGATGCCGTTTTGTACCGGCTGCGAGCTTTTTGCTCATCAATTTGAAGTTGTTTCATAAATTTTTATTTTTTAATTTGAATTTGCCGACCAACGCTTTGGTTATCGGATTGCATCCATGCAGGCGGTCAAACCTGCATAGCTTACTATTTGTAAAAAATATACTTTTCTTCGCAGTAAAGACAATCGTTTTCATCACAAAATTTCACTACAGCCTTACGTGTTTTAAAATCCTTTGATTTTCCATTTTTAAGTTTAAAGTGTTCAAGTGAACCATCTACATATTTGAGTGGTACAAATCGTGTGTGTGTTCTGAATCGTTTCATAATGTCAAAGATTTAAAATAATGACTGTTGAGCCGTTTGCGATTTATTAGGATGAAATAGTTGAAGTTCTACAGGTGTATCCAAATACCTGCTAATGCTATATACGCGTCCATTTTTAAAGTACATTTTCACATCGGAAGCATGTATTAAATCTTTTCCGCTATCAGGGCTTCCTTTGACACTTCCAAAGTCTACCATCACAATGCAAAGTTGACGGTTTGCGAAGCGTTTACGAAGTTCTTTCAGTTGATTAAAAGTGAATGACATATATTTTACCGAGTCGATCACAATAAGCCGGTAATAGTTCTTTTCAATCACGGTACACATATCTTCAAAAGTCATTGCATCGCCTATAAAAAGCTTCACGGCATCAATGTCGTAGTTATTTATACGGTTCTGAATCGTTTGGTTTGCACCCTCTTCGTGTGAGTTGTATAGCGACTTTCCAAATTGCTTCGCAAAGTAGTTCGCAAACTTCACAAGAAATACCGATTTACCCGAACCGCTTTCACCATAGCACATCATAGTGAATTTACGTTCTGGTTTACCCATGAGTTTTGCGTAGAACTCATCAAAATCAAGCGTATGAAACTTCTTTTCTTTCATACTTTTTACGCTGAAAATTTTCTTTTTTGCCATAAGTTGGTTAGTTTTCCTCTTACCCCTCCCCATTTGGGGAGGTTGGGAGGGATTGGTGTATTTAATTGGTTTGTTTTTCCGTAGCCTTCATAATCTTGGTTATCGCACTGACTGAAACGCCAAACTTCAGGATTATTTTCTCTTCAATGATTTCGTAACGTAAACCGGAGTCCCATAGCTTATTGAATTCATTGACTATATCTTTATTCCTGTTACTTTTGCCTTTCAGTACGCGCTCATCTTTGATTTTAGGCATACGCGTTTGATTTTAGTAGTTTATTCTTTCTTATCGTTCTCTTCTCCTTTGGAGGGGTCGGTGGAGGCTTTCCATTTTCCCACTATCGCAATCTTTTCCTGAAGCTCATCTTTCGTCATTTCTCCTATCTGTTTGCCCCAGTGTTTCAGGCAATAGGCTGCAATGTTCTTCCAGTATGGTTTCTTCTTATTACCTTGATAACAAAACTCTTCATACTTGCTTTCGGCAAACGAGTACCATAACCGCCATCGCATCCGTGTCAATGCATCTTCCTGTAATTGCTTCGCTTTTTCGGGTGTTACTTCAATCGTTTTCATATTAATGGTATTAATGTGATGTTGAAAATTCCATATTCACAATGAATGCAATCCGACAAAACAACCGTGTTATCTGAATATACCGCTGTAATTCGGCTTTCTTTTACCACACCATCGGCTTTATCTTTAATCAGTGCTTTGCCATCTTTTACAAAGTGGTTACACACTTCCTGCAACCGTTCTTTAATCTGTTTTTTCGTTTTTTTCATATCCGTATTAATTTAGTGGCGTTATCTATAGTACTTCAAACTCTTCACAACTAATATCACTCAAAGTAATTCCCATCCGATCAGCGCGACGAATAGCCCTGTCAGCCTCATCGTAGTTCCACCAACGAGCCGAAGCCAATGCTACTACTTTATTGTTGGTTATGCCTTTTTCAGCGCAAAACGATGCAATGTCCTCAGTACTGATATTGTCAATCCTGAACACCGAAATACGGCGGGCAAAAGTGGTGTATTGGTTACTGTTTTCTTTGGTTGGATACCAACGATACGAAACTCCATTGGTACTTTCGTATGTACGGCATTCGAGACCTGCCATTTTTCCAATCCGGTTCATTACTTCAGTAATTCCTACTATAGTAATGCACAATAAGCCTTCGGTAGCAGTTCGCAGATTCTTGAATTCTTTGAAAAACGAGTTTTTTGCCACTTCGCTTTCGTCAACAATAAGCATCGGATTACTATCCGCTTTTGCCTCTACCATGGCAATAATATGATCAAGCAAAAATGAACTGGAGAAACGTTTCCGTTTTTTATCCAATTTAATACCCATTTCGGTAGCCATCTCCTGTAGAAAGCGATTCCAAGTCATTTCTTTGCGGTCAATCTTAATATACCAGCAGCATTCGTTTTCTTCAGCAAACTTTTTAAATACGATTGATTTGCCAACGCCGGTATTGCCAACCACAAGGCGCATATCGCTCATTTTTTTACCTGCTGTGGCAATGTTCCACATTTTATTAAATTGGCGCGTAGGAACGAGTATTTCATCGCCCAGATAATCTTTTAGGCTGTCATAGATCACATTCAACAATTTGTCGGTAAACGACTTCTTATTGTTCAACAATTCGGAAATAGTACCTTCCGAACGACCTGTAATACGTGAAATTTCAGCAGGTTTAAGGTTTTTTTTATCCATCAACACTAGCAACTTGTCACGTAAGCCGGATTGTTTAGGAGTGATTTCAATTTGTTTACTCATAGGGTGTATTTTTATTGGGTTAGTTTAATTCTATTCTATGTATTTCACCGGTATCCGGGTCTATTATTTCTTTGTATCGTGGAGTCTCTTTAGCTTCAACCTCTTCAAGTAATAAAGCTGATTTATCATAGCGACCTTCAACTCTTTTTTCAAAATCCACATGTATACGGCGTTTTCCGGTCAACATTTCATTTCCCAAGGCTTCTATCCGTTCAAAATCAGGATGCATACTTACTTGTTGTTTAATGTCTGCATTGATAGCTTTAGCCGTTTCCTGTACCCGGTACTGAAGAGCCATATAATTGTCAAGCACTCCCTTTTCTTCTTTGGTTTCAGCTATGTAGGCTGTATTTACTTTCAGCCCCCAAATACCAAGATATTTGTTGTCGTGACTGAACACCGGTGCGGGGTCTCCACCTTTCAAAATATAGATTTTCAGTTTATTGCTTGTAGTTGCATCCATGGGTATATAAGTGAATATCCGTTCGGCAATGGCACGTTGCTCACTCGTTTCAATGGATGGGTAATAGGTGTAATTCTTTGTTTCGTGACTTATATCCAATCCGTTAATAGTTAGTTTGCGTTCGTGGAGTGTTCCGCACATTTGGCATATTTGAGTGTAACTCATTTTAGGCACGTAGCTTTCCTTTTCATCCCACATCTCGAAAGGTGTTTTATTGCACGGTTTGCGCTCTAAAGTTTCGATAACGCGTTCGTTCCAAGCCTTTATACCTTCGGTTTTTGCCCACTCCATGGCTATCGATGCGCTGCGGGCGTTGTGTTTGCCTTTCATTTCGCGCTTATCCGATGGTTTAGAGTTTATTGAACCGGTTGCAGTTCTATTTTGACCGCTATAACCTTTCAGAAAGCGGGTTATGTCATTATCGAACATATTGAATAATGACTCAATAGTTTTTGCACGGGCGTTACCCACGATGGAAGGGTATAGTTTTATTTCGTTTTCTTCGCACCAACGTTCAAGTTCACGCCATGCGGGTCCGCGGTCACAATGTATAATTGCCGGTTTGTATCCGGTTTCAATAATTCCCATCATTATCGCTTCTTTCACAGCGTAGAAAGGTTCTTTCACACCTATCAATGTCGATACTCCAACCATCCGAAGCGTAGCCACATCCACCAATTTAATAGCGTAAATGTGTTGGCGTACTTTGCCTTTGAACTCAACACTTTCGTTCTGAGCAGTACCATCAATAACCCATACATGGTTTTTCTTTTCCGGTAGTTCGCGACTTACCGAAGGAATATAATTCAACCTATAATTTACAGCATCGGTTTTCTCCAAGGCGTTAGGGTTTTTGAGTGGTGCAAGCAATTGGTACAACCGTGCCTCAGTTGGCGGGTTATAGCATCCATTTTCGTCCAACCACCATCCCATTTGCCCGCCGTATTCAACCCATTTTTTATAGACTGTAGCCACACCCATGTTAGTACCGTTTATATGCCAAAATGCCGCTATTCTGAATTGTTCATCGCTAACTTTTACGGCATTTCCGTTATTCATTCGCTTTGGCAGTATTATATCTTGTGGGCGTTTGCCTTTATCCATAGCGGTAAGCACATCATCAAACCATTTATTAAAGCGGGTTTCACTTCGGGGTATTTTTACTTCAAATTCTATCTTAGTAATAGAAGTAAGTAAGTTCATTCGGAAGCTTCGCACCAATACTTCGCAACGCTTCACATCGGCTTCGCTTGTTTGTATTTTTGTCACAAAATCGAATATCCATTGTACCAAAGCACATTGTTTCGCATAACCTTTCACTGAGTTAGAGTGTAATCCAAGGTCGAGATATGAAGCCGTATAAAGTGTGTAATGTGTTCTCATGTAATTTTCAATAGTGGAGCGTATAAACGGTTCATTGATGTGAAGCGATTCAGCTGTGAACTCCACTGCCATTGGTGCGCAATCCTCACCGGCATTGGTAGCCGTAAGAAGTAATTGGGAGTACTCGTTTTTCAGGCTGGCAAACTTCTCTATAACCTTTGCTTTGGTTACGCTCGTTAAGCTATCTACAAATACCCATCTGCCATCATCATTCGTTACATCTGCCAAACGACCTTTACTCTTTTGCGCTCTATACGATACTTCCGTATAAATACCTTTCAAAAGCAAATGCTGTTTAGAGATCATCAATCTACCTTGTGGGTCTATAAAAAGTTCTTGTTGCATAACTTATTAATTTGTTTTTTTTGAACCCTACCGCGGACACGAACCGCGGTTAATTCCAAATAGGGCTTAATTTAGCTGCGTAATCTTTATATCAGTAAATACCATACTTACGCAATCTATTTTTAGTTCATCGGGCGTTATTGAAAGCATCATTTCATTAAGTTCTTCGTTTTCAGCCTCCGTTATCTGATCAATATGTATCAGTTTTTCTTTAGCATCAATTTCAGTAGCACAAAGAACTAAATCGTAATACTCTTCGTCAGTTATTTCTATTTCCCGTTCAATCTTAACCTCGTTCTCAACTACAGCGTTGAAATTTACCGTTATCTTTCGCATGATTAGAAGCTTGAAAGATTCAATACAATTGGTTCCCATTTTTGTGAAATCTCAGAACGTTTGTAAAACTCCAATCGCATTTTGCTGTCAACCGGTCTGAAGCTTTCTTTAAATAACCGAAGAGCTTCCACCCAACGGGGGTCGCTAAATGTTGCTTCCTGAGCATATAAAGTCTGAATCCGTCCATATTCCAACTTACCTTCTTTGTTCTTTTCCAGCAAACCCATAATCACTCCAAATAAATCCTTATCGCGCTTCTTAACCACATCACCTAAGAAATCCTTTAGTAACTCTTCAGCTTTATCAGCCCGTTCGTCCCAATCGCACGAAGTTGAATATCGGTACACAAGTTTATACTGGCCATCCAAAGTCTTTACATGAAAACCGCCTTTAGAATTAGCGCGTATTGCACCGTATTCATTCAACCGTTCACGCATTTCAGTTAGCGTTTTAGTTGAGTTATCAAAGAATGTGGTCAAAATAGTATTCAGTCTAATCGCTTTGCGAACCATTCGCAAAGTATTGGTTTCGATGTACTTTTCATACTCACCACGATTTTTGTTTAGTTGATTTAGCTCATCTTTACGCCTTTCAGCCAAATAAGCCTGCAACTCATCGGTTGTCATTTGATCAACCGTTTTTACTTCCTTGTTTTCCATACTGTTTGTTTTTTTAAATTTTAGTTGTGTATTTTTACTTGATTTCTAAAGAGTAACCGGGTCAATTGTTCCGCTTCAATTTCAGGATATACAATCTCCACCCATTAACCTTTAAGGTTAATGATTACATCCATATTAAGCATATCCATACGTTGCTCTACACGGTTAAATGAATTGATGTGTACTGTAATTTTCTTTCGAGGAGTTTCGCGTAGGTAATCGCGAAGTAAAGACATGGTAATAATACCCATACCCACACTAAATGCATATAAATAATAGCCATCGGTAACAATATCGACTATTAAACTTCCAATACTAAATACCGATGCAATACACATAGATACTATTGAACAAGTTGGGAAAAAGTGTTTTATCATATAAAAAGTGTTTAAGGATTATTTTATCATTGCATAATACTTCGTTGCAGCCTCTTCAACTATTGGTTTCAGAGTTCTTGTACCGTTCAATTGCTGGCGTACAGTCGTTTCAGAATAGGTTTTCTTACTCTGTTCAGTTGCTATCTTATTAGCTATTTGCATGATTCGCAAACTGTCTCCATGTTGTTTTTTTTGTTGAATTTCTTGCAGATTCATATTTTTATGTATTTTTGTGCCGTAAATCGGTGCAAATATAGTATGATAATTTCATACTTCAATCATAAATAGTAAGAAACTTTCATACTAAATGAATTATAACGATAGATTTTTCATACTATTTGAGACTCTCAAGAAGGCAGGACGTATAAAAACATATGTTCAGTTAGCCGAAATTATAGGTACTAATAAGGCAGGAATCAATGATATCAAGTCTGGAAGGAAGAAACTTACCTTAGAGAATATAAAAAGTATGATATTATCATACCCAGATATCAATTTATATTGGTTTTTGACAGAAAGTGGAGATGTGTTGGATAAAAACTTTATTGCTAAATCAAAAAGTAATGATTCTAATAAAGATTTAATTGAAAAAATTTGTGAGTTGAGCGTAGAAAATGCAGATTTGAAAAAAAAGAATGATGTATTGATAAAAGAAAATGAACAATTAAAAAAAGACAAATCAAAACCATACAAATCAGTTCAGTGTCAAGTTAGTATGGCAGCTGAACCTAAATTAGAAATTGAAAAATAATATCTATGGAAATAAATGAAGTAATGAATAACGGGATATTTATAGGTAAAGCACTTATTTTGCCTAAGAAATCAATAAATATGATGCTTGAATCGTTATCAAAAGATGAGAAACCTATTATTATAACAGTATGTAATCTGGGAGATAAACCCGGGGTAATTACGCTTACTAATAAAAGGATTATTTTCACATCAAAAGTTCTATTTAATTCGATAAAAAAAGAATTTGATTTAAAGAACGTTACAAGTATTAATTATGAAAGTTCTTTCGCAAATAAGCTCACAATAGTATCATATAGTGAGAGAGTTGTAATAACTGCCATTGAAAAATCATCCGGTAATAAAATTATTGACAAATTTAATGAGTTGAAAGATTAA